TGCCAGGCGCGGCCGACGTCCAGGCTGAACAGCATCGCCCGTAACCTGCGCCTGCCGCCTGGGGCAGGGACGCGAGGGCGCCCCCGTCTTGCACATGCCCTTGCACATCTGTGCAGCGCCTTGCACATAAACGCCCATATTTCAGCCCAGTCCTGTCCAGTATCCACGATAACCATCTGAATTTGTAGCATTCAACATGCTTGGCACGAGAGGTGCTTTACTCCAGTCAAGCTGAGCGCGCGCCGAGGGCCACGGAGACGAACACCCCCCTCCTCCTCCCGCCCCTACCCCAAGCCAGGCCCAAGGCGCTGCGCAAGCTTGATCACCTTCCTCCTCCCCCGAAAAAGGGCCGCTGCAACCGGCCCTTTTTCCATTTCCGGACCCCAGCCCAAAACCTCCGCCCAACGCTCTGCGGCCGCCCCCTGTCAAGAGGGAATTTTTGTCCTTTTACCGGCCAAAAAGCGTCCCAAAATGTCCTGGCCCAAAACCCGGTGTATACTTCCGGCAGGGCCAGGGCGCCGTGCCCGGCCGCAAACCCGCAAGGAGGACCACCATGGGCGGAGGCGGAGGCTTCAATCCCATCCCCATCATCGCCACTCTTATTTACGGCCCCGAGGCAGGCGGTCTTGCCGCCACGGCCATGGGCGCAATGGGCAGCTCCAGGTCGACTGCGGACGCAGGCCTGGCCCAGGCCGCCAGCGAGGCCCAGGCCGCTGCGCGCGCGGCAGAAGAGCAGGCCACGCAAAGCGCCGAGGAATGCCGCCGGTCGGAGCGCAGGCGCAAGGAGGCCGTGCTCCTGGACCAGGCCAAGGCCCAGCAACGCGCGGGCCTGGTCAGCCAGAGCTCCCTGGCCCAGACCCTGGGCGCGCCCGCTGTGGAAACCTCGCAACTCAAGGAGAAGCTCGGTCAATGAAGAAGCGCACCCCCAACCCCGCCGCCAAAACGCCACAGGCCAGGCTGCAATTCCCTTCTCCGTGCGTGGACGATGTGCTCGCGCGCCTGGCGGGCATGGAGGCCGCGCGCAGCCGCTGGATGCCCCTGTGGACAGAGCTGGCCGCGCAGATCATGCCGCGCAAGTCCCCGGCCCTGGGCCAGAGCCAGACCGGCCAGCCCGGGCAATCCGACGACAGCGCCGTGTTCGACTCCACCCCGGCCCACAGCCTGGAACTGCTCGCCTCGGCCCTGGGCGGGCTGTTGACCAACCCGGCCCTGCCCTGGTTCGACCTGCGTCTGAGCAACGGCGCGCCGGACGATGAGGCCGTGCGGCGCTTCCTGGTCGCCGCGCGCGACCGCCTGCTGTCCGTGTTCAACGCCGAGGCCACCGGCTTCCAGACCTGCGTGCACGAGCTGTACCTCGACCTCTGCCTGTTCGGCACCGCCGTCATGCACGTGGAGGCCGACCCGGACAGCGTGGTGCGCTTCAACGCCCGGCCCATGGGCGAGGTGCTGCTGGCCGAGGACGCGCGCGGCGTGGTCGACACCGTCATCCGCAAGTACTCCCTCAACGCCCGCCAGGCCCACCAGCAGTGGGGCCTGGTCTGCTCCGCCGAGGTGGCCCGCCAGGCCGAGGAAAACCCGGAGGCCAGCGTGGAGATCATCCACGCCGTGTTTCCCCGGGCCGACCGCGACCCCGGAAGCCCGGCCTGTCGGCACTTCTCCTTCGCCAGCATCTACGTGGAGGCCGCCACCAGCCACCTGCTGGAGGAGTCCGGCTACCTGGAGATGCCCTACATGTGCCCGCGCTGGGCCAAGGCGCCCGGTGAGGCGTACGGGCGCGGACCGGGCATGACCGCGCTCTCCGACGTGCGCGTGCTCAACGCCATGAGCCGCACCGCCCTCATGGCTGCGGAGAAGATGTCCGACCCGCCGCTCATGGTGCCTGACGACGGCTTCCTCGGCCCGATACACTCCGGGCCAGGCGGCCTGTCTTACTACCGCGCGGGTTCAAGCGACCGCATCGAGTCCCTGCCCGTGCGCGTGGACCTCGCCGCCATTGAGGCCATGACCGAGCGCCGCAGGCAGAGCATCCGGCGCATCTTCCTGGCCGACCAGCTCACTCCCGAGGCCGCCAACACCACCGCCACCGAGGCGCTCATCCGCCAGAACGAGAAGATGCGCGTGCTCGGCCCCACCCTCGGCCGCATGCAGACCGAGTTCCTGGCCCCGCTCATCGAGCGCGTGTTCAACATCCTGCTGCGCGAGGGCGACCTGCCGCCCTGGCCGGGGAACCTGCCCCAGGGCTCGCTGAACGTGGACTACTCCTCGCCCATCAGCCGCGCCCAGCGCCAGGCCGAGGCTGAAAACCTGGGCCAGGCCGTGCGCTACCTCGCGCCGCTCCTTGGCCAGGGCGATCCCTTCCACGTGCTCGACAACTTCGAGCCTGATGCCATCGCCCGCCACGCTGCCAGCCTGTTCGGACTGCCGCCTGACTACCTGCGGCCTGTGGAGGCCGTGCAACAGGTCCGGCAGGCTCGGCAGGTTCGGCAGGGGCAAGGGCAGGGAAAGGGCTAGGTGATCCCCGACAAGATACTTAGGCCAGGCAGTCGTGATAAGTGGGACAATCCGGAACAATTCGGGAAGTAGTGGGACGGGCCTGACTGAAATGAAGTTGCACAGGGTGAAACGAAAAGTCAATCGTTGGCGACTTCAAGAAGGGAGTGCTGGCGCGGAGCGTAGGCCGCCCGCATCGCCTTGATGATCCGGTAGACGCACTGCACCGAAAGGCCGTAGCGCTGGGCCAGCTCGGGCGCATTGTCACCGCGGAACTCACGATAGAGCTGAGTGTTGCGCTGACTGCGGCGGCCCACCTGATCCATAGGGATGTAGATGTTCTGGCCGCCCCAGTCGTCGGCCAGCGCTGCGGCCGCTTCCTCGGCAAACGACTTCGCCTTGGCCTCGCTTACACCAAGAGAATCCTGAGCCTGCTTTGCCAGCTTGTCAGCGAGATCCTGCAGCAGTTCCTTGCCCAGGTGACGAGGGGTGTCGCGTTGCTCCTGCTTCACGGCGTGTCCTCCACTCGGTTGACCCAGCACTTGAGACTCTCAATCACTGTGGTGGCCTGGTAGCCGTTGAGCCACTCCAGGCGCTCCACGTGAGTCTGCCGCTTGACGAAAGAAGCCAGGGCCTTTTCGCTGCTGTCCTTCACCGCGCCCAGGCCGTGCAGCTTGAGCCAAAGATGGCGGATGAGCTTGGACTGCGGATCATCGGCTTGCTTCTCCGCCTTGGCCTTCCGGCCCGGAAGCTCCTCAAAGCCACGGCTGCGCAAATGCTCCACGACCTTCTCCAACTCGCTCATGCTCATCTGCGAGCAGCTTGTCTTGCCGGTCTGCCCTTCGAGCATGGCCCTGTAGTCCGCATCATCCAAGACCAGGCTGCGCTTGGCCACGTGAATGAGCTTGATGAGCTTGCCCTTGTAGGGTGCGAGGTTGCGAGCTGGCTGAGCCATGATTCACCTCGACTTGCTGAAGCTGATGGTGATGGAGGTGCCCTTCTTGTTGCGCCGCTGCTTAATGGTAATGCTCGTGGCCCGCTGCATGCACCGGTCGATCATCTGGACGGCCGTCAGTTCCTGCTCCGGGGCCTTGGGTTCCTCGGTGACTGTTGGGGTGCTGGTGTTGTCGGTGGTCATGGCTATCCCTTCCTTTTGCGTTGAAATGCCTTCACTTCCAGCTTGATGAGCGTCTTGGCAACGGGCTTCATCTCTGGGGAAACTTCAGCGTAGCCGACCCGGTTCATATGCAGATTCTCGGCGTTGCTCACCAACTCCAGATTCTCCAAGGCGCAGTTGAGCTTGTTCCCGTCAATGAAGCGCAGCTTGTGCCCCTTGGGGACCGGGCCGTGGGCCGCTTCCCACACTACTATCTGCTTCAACTTGAACCGCGTCGGAGCTCCGGTGTATGGGTTGCTTTCGGATATCTTGACCTCAATGTAGCCGTAGACGTTGACCCGCTCGAAGCCCTCATCTTTCAAGTTGACGGGCACGCTGCCGGGCTTGAATTGGCCGCTGTTCGGCGGCACCAACCCCTTCGTCCCGGTGTTCCAAGGCTTTGTTCCCGGCTGGAAACATCCGCTGCGCCCGCATGTGATGCCGCATCGCTTGGCGAAAGAGATGACCTGCTGGACCGTCTTGGATATTCCAAAGCGGTCATTGAAAGCCTCGGTCAACTCAGCGCGGCTCATGCGAGGGTAGTGCTCCCTCACGAACTGCTCTTGCTCCTGGGTGTACTCAAGCCGTTCACCTTTCCTGCTCCCGGTCGGCCTGCCGCACCTGAACTTGTGATTCTGCAACGTTGACTTGATGGTGCGCGCGCTGAGCGCTGATCCGAACTTCAGATTGAAGGCCTCTGTGAGCTCCGGCACTCGCATCGCAAGGTAGCCCTCGCGCAGGTATTCAAGCTGTTCCGAGGAGTAACGCATCACGCCTCCGGGATGCCCAAAATCTTCGGGTACTTATGATTCGGGTTAATGCGATCGTCGGCAGCGATCGTGGCCTTGAGCACCAAGCTGCCATTGGCAATGATCTCTCTGGCGACGCTCGTCATTGCCTGAGACCGGTGGATTTCTTCCTTCAACTTGTCGCCGGTCAACTCCTCGTCATTCAGCCGTTCCAAAGCCTCAAACAGGTGGTCGTTCAGATCCGTGAGTGTGTTCTTCATGGCGCCTCCCTTGTCGTTGTTTGGCTGCTCATCAGGCCCAGGCAACCACGCCTGGGCGACCGCCCCGCAGGGCGGTTTCGCTTACTTGTGGTTGTCTGTGGGCATCACCGAAGAAATGCCCTCCAGGGCGGCGAGCGCCGCCTGCTGTGCTGCCGTCATGTCGTGCTCGTTCTGGATGGGAGGATCGAACGTGACCTCCACGTTCGCGGTCTCGGCACTCGTGTCCTTGATAGTGATGGTCACTGTGGCCACGTCCGCCTCCTAGCCCGCCAGGGCGTCCTTCAAGGCCTTGCCCGTGGTGAACTTCACGGCATGCTTGGCCGGTACTTCCACCGGGGCCCCGGTCCTGGGGTTGCGGCGCGTGGTGGCCTTGCGCGCCACGGTGGCCAGCTTGCCGACGCCGGGCAGGGGAACCTCGCCCCCGCCCAGCAGTTCCGCCGCGGCCACGTCGCCAAGGGCGTTCAGGGTGCGCTCCACGTCGGACAGCTTCTGCTTCGCGCCCTCGGCCACCATCTTGATGAGATCCTTTCTGGTCATGGTCCTTGCTCCTCGGGTTGGGGTTAAACCGCCGCCATATCGAGCGGGATGGCCGTGTAGGCCCCGCTCGTCTGGCGCTCGTAGATGCGGACATACGACTTGGTGCCCGTGATCTGGATGCTGTCGCCGATGGCCTGCATGGCCTTGAGCCAGCGCTCGTCGGTGATGTCCAGGCGGCGGAGGCCAAGAACCCGGGTGGTCGAGATTTTGCCTTCGCGATCGACCTGGAAGGCCTGGTCGATGATCGCCTGGAGCTCGCTGCGGGCGTCCTTGGTCCAGTCCTTCAGGCACTCGTCAATCAGGCTCTTGGCCGCCTGCAGGCGCTCATCAAACGTGATGAGTTCGGCCATCTGGCGGGCGATCTTGAAGCGTCCGTCGTAGGACAGCAGGGTCACGTTGCCCTTGTCGCCGCCCACCTTGGCGCCGTACTTTTCAGCGGACAGGGCGACGAATGCCCCCACGTCGGCCATGAGCTCAATCTTGAGCTTGCCCAGCTGCTCATTCATGGCCTTGACCTTGGCCACCTTCTCCATGACCAGCTCGTGCCTGGCCCGGTCGATGTCCTTCACCTGGTCCAGCGGCACCTGGTGCCCCTGGGCGTTTTCCATGTAGCCTTCAAGCATGATGCTTCCTCCTACTGTCTGTTGATGTTGGCGACGGGGATGGTGATGACGAGCACAGCCGACTCCAGGTGCCGTGCCGAATCCGAGGCGTCCTTCAGCTCGGCGCAGGCCACGCGCAGCAGCTCGTACACCTCCGGGTGCACCTGGCCGCCCAACTCGCGCAGGGTCTTGGTCACGCCGTCGATCTTCTCGTGGATCATGGCTCCCTCCTTGGGGTTACACGGCCCGGATGACGTCGGCCGTGACGATGGGCGCGCCGATGTCGGCGGCCTGATTCATGGCGGCAATGAGCATGTTGCCGACCGCCAGCGGGTAGCAGTGGCTCACGCGGTCACGGGTGCCGCCGCGACCCACCGGGCCGGTGAGCTTGTCGCGCAGGGCGTTGATGCCGCCCTCGTCGATGATGCTCTCCAGCTTCGCGCCGGTGCGTTCCACCTTGAAGGCCAGGTAGCGGTCCAGGTCGCCGTTGAGGGCCTTGAGCTCCACGATTTCGCAGCGCTGTACAACCTCGCGCACCTCGTGGTTGCCCTCGGAGAGGCGCAGGCGCAGCTCCGGCTGGCCGATGAGGATGATGCTGATGAGCTTGCTGAAGCCCTCCTCAAGCTCCATGAAGCGCTTGAGGTGCTTGATGGTGGGGATGCTGAGGCCGTGGGCCTCCTCGATGATGAGGCAGTGCTTGTAGCCCGCGCGGTGGCTGTCGCGCAGGGCGTTGTGCAGTTGGCGGAAACGCGCCTCCGGGCTGCCGTTCGACTTGGCCAGGGGGGCCACGGTGGCCAGGATGGCCTCGGCGATGTGCATGGCGCGCAGGGTCTTGCCGGTCTTGTCATTGTCTTCCATCCCCAAAACGTACGGCTCGATGACCTTGACCGCTTGGTCCTCGGCGATGATGCGTCCGATGAGGTCGCGGCGCAGCGTGCTCTTGCCGCTGCCGCTTTCCCCTGTCACGGCCAGCATGCCGCCGTGGCGCGCCACGTGGTACATGGCCTCGCGCACGTAGCGGATGGATTCGGACAGGTACACGTCCTCGGCGGAGCGCAGGTCCGCGCCAAAGGGGTCGGCGAACAGTTTGAAGTGGGCCTTGGTGTTGGGGAAAAGTCCCTGGCGGCGCATCAACATGGTGTCCTCCTTGTCGGTTTCGGCGGCGCTGGCCTTGGCCTTGCGCGCCTTGGTTGCGGTCGTAAAAATCCCATCCAACTCAACCTCGGGAACACCGCGCTCGCGCAGCAGCCGGACGATGGACGCGCGGATCTCGTCGTGGTCGGCGCGCTTGGGCCAGCTGTTGTGGGTCACGATCTGGGTCATGCTCGCCGGGGACAGCCCGGTGGCATCGGCCAGAGCGCGCTGCGCAATGCGGTGCGTCTCAAGGACGGTCTTGAGTTTGAGGGCTGCCACTTACATGCCTCCTTGGCCGCCCACCACGCGCAGGGGCAGGGCCTTGGCCACTGCCGGGCTGGTGAGCTGGGCGGCGATGTCGTCGATTTCCATAGGCGGAACGCCACCGGGGTAGCGCTGGGTGAGCCAGGCGTACCGCTCGGAGGTCCAGGCCGGACCGAGCTGGGCCTTGAGCAAGCGCGCGGCCTCCACGATGGACAGCGGGGCCACCTCGCGACGGGAGGCGTCCAGGCCCAGGTCGCGGCCACGGCGGGGGATGTAGGTCGGGGACTCGTGGACATCTGCGAACACATCCAGGCCGTAGGGCGCCTGGCCGGTCTGACGCTGTTTGCCGGTGTCGCCCACGGCCTCGGCGATCTCCTTCACGCGCTGGTCCGCGGCGGTATCCGGATGGCCCTTGAACTCCTGGCCGAACACGGCGGCATCGACCCGGAACCCGGCCTCGTCCATCTGTACAGGCTCAACCGTCCACACAGCGTCCGCGCCGTGCTCGTCCTTCAGGATCACGTCCACGGCCGGGGCCCGGTACGGGTTGACGACCACGCGCACCTTGAGGCCCGGCACCACGCCGGGCAGCAGGCGCACGTCGTAGACGCCCCGACCAAAACCCTTGACGCTGTGGGTGACGGTCATGTCCGAGCGGACCTTGACCTCTGTGGGCTTGGTGACCACCAGCTCGCGGCACAGCTCCAGCGACGGGGCCAGGCGCAGCTGCTCCTCGGTGATGGTGAGCCACATGGTGTTGCGGGTCTTGCCGTGGCGGGAGTGCACGGCCCAGGCGTTGTAGTGCCTGCGCCAGCGGTCCGCCGCCGCCTGCAGCTGCTCAACGTTGGTGACGCGGTGGAAGGCCAGGCGGCCCTCGAACTGCGTCTCCACCAGGTTCTGCGCCTGCTCCACCTGGCCCTTGGCGCGGGGGTTGCCCGGCAGGTGCGTGATGTGCCGGATGCCCAGGCGCTCCAGCAGGTTCAGAAACAGGCCGGAGAGGTTGGCGCTGCCCGCGTCCATCATCAGGATGATGGGCACGCCGTGCATGGGGTCGCTCATGCCGCGATCGCTGATGGCCCCGAGCATGACCTCCACTAGGCCCTCGGCGGTTTCTCCCCCGGTCACCAAGTAGTGGACGTAGAACGCGCCGGAGTAGTGGTCCGTGACCACGTAGCGCCACACGCGCTGCTTCTCCACCCGAGCCAAGTTCTGCGGCTTGTTCTTGTAGAACTCGCCCTCGGGCATGACGCGCAAGCCTTCTTTGGGCAGATAGAACAGGACGCAGATGGAGGCATCGACCTGCCAGACGTGGTTCGGGTGCTCGCTCTTCATGTGGCTACCGGGCTTGCCCTTGGCCATCATGTCCGGGTGGCATCTATGCAGGCGCATGGCCCGCGAGAGAGTGGCGGCGGACACGTCCGCGTCCCGGCCGTTCTCCCGGAGGATGTCGAGCGCCACGGTGATGGGCGTGGTCTTCTTGCCGTTGCGGCGGGTGGCGCCGCGCACGAGGGCCGCGGCCTGCACGGCCACGGCCTCGGACACGCTGCACCGGCCGCGATCACAGCGGGGCTTGCGGCCGCTCTGGTAGCCGGCCTTTTCGCGCAGACGGCGATAGACCTCCTGCCCGGAGCAACGCAGGAACTGCGCGGCCTCGGTGATGATGGTGCGTTTGCCGCCATGCTTTGCAGCCAGCAGCCGCTCGCGCACCTTGAGCAGGTAGGTCATTTCGCCGTGCTCGGTGTTCATTCGGCGGACTCCTTGACGCCGAGGTCCTGGGCGGCCAGGTCGCGCCGCCACTCGGGCCGAGCCATGCCCGCGAAGTCCACGTCGATGTTGTGGGCGGCCAGGAACTCGGACAGACTCTCGCACAGGAAGCGCACGGAGTTCATGGCGTGGGCGGTCGTTGTCTGGCTCAACTCGTCGAGCGCGAGCACGTCGGCCACCTCGGCCAGGTGGAGGTTGATCTCGCCCTCGGCCTTGACGCAGGCGGCGTTGATGCGCAGGGCGGCGGCCTGCTCCTGCTCCAGCTGCAGGCGCGCGCGCTTGTTCGGGGGCAGACTCTTGAGCTTCTCCAGGTCGAGGGAGACCTTGTCGAGCTTCTCGCTCTTGTCGGTGAGCAGCTTGTCGCGGGCCTCCAGGTCGGCCTCCAGATCCTCGGTCTTCTTCTTGGCGGCGGCGCGCTCGCTCTGGTGCCGGGCGGCGAGATCCTGGAGGATGTCCAGCACCTGGTCCTTGCTGTCAGCGGCCAAAGCCTGCTTCACGACCTCTTGCTCTTCAGCGGGCAGGGCCTTGAGGGCCTGATAGTCACGGGCTTTGAAGCCAACGGCCTCGGCCGCTTCATAAAGATCAGCGCCCAGGGTGTGCAGGTTGTTGGCGAGTTCGTTGATGCGGCGGTACGACTTCCCAAAAGTGCGCTCGCAGAACTTCTCCAAAGTCTGAAACCGTTTCACATTTCCGCTTTCGTCGCGGTACGTCAGGTGCTTGTATTTCTTGTCACTCTTGATCTGAACAAAGGACTTGGCGATGACCACATCCTGAACCTGTTGCAGAAAATGCCCCATCTCAATCCGGCCCATGGCTTTGTACAGATCCGCAACGTCCAGGACAGCAGCATCCACTGCGGTCATGGTGTTCTGGGCCGCCAGCAACTCCGCGCCGCGCTCGGGGGTGATCTCGGGAATCGGCGTGCTGCCTGCCTTGTCGCCCTTCTTGGGCTTGGGCCCCGGCTCCCAGGAGAAGCGCAGGTCGGTGGGCACAACGGACGGGCCGCCGAGCCAACCGTTGAAGCAGTGATGCAGGGCATACCGCTCCTGATCCAGGGTGAGCGTCAGGACCGCCTTGATGGCGATGTCCGTCAGGGCCGCTTCCGAGATGTCGTGCTCCGCGTTCTCGGCCAGCTCGACGGCGAGCTGAAGCGCCTCGTGGGCGCGGGCATGTGCTTCTGATGGGTTGGCCACTTGCGCGGCGGCCTGCGTGACGGCCTCGCCTTCGAGAATGCCGTGCAGAAATTCTGCGGTGATCCCCTTTGTCATGGTCTCTCCTTGTCGCTTGTCGTTAGCCCATCGCCCCAGCGGCGATACGGCGGGTCATCTCGGTCATGCGGTCTTGCAGGTTGGCCATGTGGTTCACGTGGGCCTGGGCAATCTGGAGCATGGCCACCGAGTGCGCGAAGCGCCCGTTGTCCAGCTTGGCCACCAGGCCCTCGGCCTCCAGCTCGGCCAGGGCGCGGGTCACGTTCACCGGGCTCTCGCCCAGGGCCTCGGCGATGTCCTTGTTCGCCAAGCCGGTGATGGCATGGCCCTTGAGCACCTTGAGGACGCGCATTGCGCGCCGGGCGGAGGAGATGCTGTCTGTCTTCATGCGGCCTTCCTCGTCTTGGTGATGGTCTTGGCGGTGGGTAGGTGGCTGGCCGGGCAGCCACGTGCGGCGAACCAGGAGCGCAGCGGGTCGGAAGTCATGGTGCCGGCCACAAAGCGATGCACGGCCCGAAGCGAGACGCCGTTGGCCTTGGCAACATCCTTGGGCGTCACGCCCTTGAGCGTCATCCACGCCCGGAGCTTTCGTGTGCGGGGGCTCATTCAGGAATCCTCTCCAGGATGTGCTTGCGCTTCTTGGCGCGGGCGCGGTCCTCGGCGGTGATGCGGCCAAGCTCGTAGTACGGCGCCTGCTGGTTGTTCAGGACCAGGATCCCGGCGGCCTCCAAGGCGACCTGCAGGAATCCCGTGTCACCGGTGATGACGGCCAGGGCCCCGGCATATTCCAGGGGCATGGAGCGTTCGGTTTTCACCGGGGCGACCCAGTTGTTGATCTGGTGGATGGAGATGGATTCGCCGGTCAGGCGGGTGAGCTCGTCGGCCACGACCTCGCGGGATATCCCGCAGCGGTGAAGCGCGGCGCGGAGCGCCTCCTTGACAACTTCTTTGGCCCGCAGGCTGCCGCTTCTCCGCTTCTGGGAGGGCAGCTCAGACAGCGGGAGGGTTAGCTGGATCATCCCCTGGTCTGATTGTGTCGCCTTTTTAGACATTGCGCCCCCGACGAATTGCGATTAAAAACGTGTTGGGAGGTTCCGTTTTCGAACCACACGCCCTTCTTTTGCTTAAAAACGAACCACAAGTCAATACGACTTTGTGTAGAATCTTTCGTTTGAGTGCATAATGTTTAAAAATGAATTGGCGGACTGCGAATGACCGAGCCTGCTTCGGACGAATCTCAATATTCCCGCGCCCTCGCTGCGCGCCTGAAAGCCTTGCGCAGCGGCAAGAGCCAGCAGGAATTCGCCGACATGGTGGGGGTGAACATCAACACTTGGCGTGGGTACGAAAAAGGGCACCGGACGCCAGGCGCAGATACAATTTCGGACCTCTGCCAAAAGACAGGAGCCTCGTCGTCCTGGGTTCTCTGGGGCGAAGGGGACATGTACGGCCCGGCGCAGTCTAAAAGTGAACCCGTAGGCCACGGACAGGTGATTTACCCGTCAGGCATGGTCGCCATTGATGGGCTCATCATGGTGCCCAAGGTCGCAGCGAGGTTGTCAGCTGGTGGAGGAAGCTTCGAGGCCGGAAGCGAGGTGCGCGGGCTGTACGCCTTCCGAGCAGACTGGCTGCGCGCCAAGGGCAAGCCCGAGGATATGGTGCTCATGGAAGTCTCAGGCGACAGCATGGAGCCTGAACTGCGCGACGGCGACACGGTGCTCATCAACCAAGGCCAGTCGGACATCCTGGCGGGCAAGGTCTACGCCGTGGGCATCGAGGACACTGTGGTCGTTAAACAGGTGGAGCGACTACCTGGGGTGCTCGTGCTGCGCAGTGCCAACCCAGCCTACAAGTCCAGGGAAATAGATATGCGCGGCGATTTGGCGGCCACTGTTCGCATCATCGGCAGAGTCATCTGGTGGTGTCACGAGGCACGATAGGGAGGGGACATGCGGGGATTCAACTTGGGCGTAGCCGCCCTGGCGATCATTCTTCTGGCGCTCACTGGATGCGATGGCGGCGCGAAGGCCAAGCCGACAGCGGGACTTGGCTTCCCAGCGGCGGAGTTCGTCCAGCGCCTTGAGGCCACGGCAACTAGCCTGGACTTCAAGGGCTTCGCCAAGTTGCCGCAGCCGAATGTCGGGGAAAAGCGGATCACGGTTCTGGCCCGCCCATATCTGGGGGTCGCCGCGACCATCGAGGGCGGCAGCGTCACCGGCGTGGCGCTCATGCTGCAGCACGAGCCAAAGGGCGACGCGACGATGCGCGCCATTGAGTCCGTCACCATGGCCACCATCCTCGTCGGAATGAGCGAACCCGCCCTTTCCCCGGCCGAGCGCACGAAGATCCTGGAGGACTGTGGACTGATGAGCGGCAAGGCCGGTGTGATCCAGCATGCGGGCTTGCGCTACGAGTGCCAGGTCGATGAGGCCGAGGGGCGGCTGAAGTTCACGGTGGGGAAAGGATAGGCGGTAGCAATGCCAAACAAACAAGGTGAACTCCGATCAACCCGGGACAAAGGCGGAGCGCCGGACTTCTCGGTGCCACGGTGGGTGGTCGAAGAAGCCTATGAGAAAGTCCTGTCGGGAGTGGATGCTCCAGGCAGTGTGAAATCTGATTATTTCGCACCCTACCTTGAGGCCAATTGGAGTGGCGATCCCCGTCTTGCAGAGGCAACGGCGCTATCTTTTTGGGGTGGAATTGAGTGGGCCTGGCCAGAATTTGCACGATGGGAGCAAGTGTTTTGCCAGGACACCCAATACCCGGTGATGTGGAATGTGATGCTCAGAATCCCCCAACGCCCAGCCCCACCCTCGGACATGCCTGCCGCATTGAGGCTTTGTCGGGTACAGGACTTGCGGGCGATCCTGAAGCAAGCAGGCTTGTCTTCGAGTGAGAAAAAGCGAGAGGAACTGGCGCAGGTGGTCGCTGAGCATGTTCCGCTTGAAGTGGTGAAGAGCGTTGTAGGTGCACGCCATGCCGAGTTGATTGCTACCTGGGAACGTGGGTGGCGTGATGGCAAATGCCGATTGCTGCTGCACACGCTTGATGCCACGGCTTCTAGCCTTTTGAATTGGCACAAGGGGCATGAGCTTCTCCGGGATGGCATCTCGTCTGGCTGGAAATGGCAACTTTGGGAACTTGGAGATCCTGTCGAAAGTATGTGGGCACGAAAGCTCTACGCTCCTGAAGAAGGGGCTCTCCCTCCATTCTTCCCTGGCGACCGAACAAGGCATAGCCTTAGCCGCTCGTAACCCCCCTATCCCGGGCCGCCCTTGGCGGCCCGTGCC